GTAAAGTCCGCGTTCCTTGCGCCGCGAAGTCGTGGTGGGTTAGCCCTACGAAACTGTCATTCAGAATGATCTGCAGCGTCTCGCCAGGGTACAACGTTATTGGTGGCATGTCGGCGATGGCGAATGTCCACCGCCATACGACTAGCTTCTCGGAAGATGTCCCAAATTCTACGAGGTTGATGTCGTAGCAAAGCCCGGCAATGTCCAAATGATTTGTCAGATTTCCGTTGCCGAGGAGGTTGTGGACCAACGTGCCGTCTACGTCGTACTTGCCGACCATTAAACCAACAGTCCGCGCCGTGAGCGCGCCATACCCGTCCGCCGCAATGGAGCCGCTGTCCCCAATTGTCCCGATAATTCGGTGGACACGCAGCGCTTCGTCTGCCTGCGCCTTGACGAGTGCGGCGACCGCGCCACCACCACTGTAGTCCCCGATGAAGTCTTGGGTGCCCGTGCCATCCCCTACAGTGTCGAACAAGCGGTTGAAGTAGACGTTCTGTCCATTGAATTTGAGGGTGGGTTCAACGTGTGGCATTAGAGCCTCCGTCTTCCTGGCCGGATCGGGTTGTTGCGAACCGCGACGTTCCGCATGTGCGGATTATGGTCGAACAGGTTGTTGTCGCCGACCTTCTCGTCGAAGTTCGTGGCGAGGATCAGCGCTTCCTGCAAGTCCTCTTTCGTGAACGCGTGAATGGTCGTGCTGCCGAAGGTTCCCTTCTGGAACGTGTGGGCCGCATCGACCGCGATGTACCACTGGATCGCGGGCGGGCAATGCTCGAACTCCAGATACTCTTTCACGTCCACGGTGATCGTGGGGGCGCCGTTGGGCCAATCCTCGCGGTCGTCCACCACGTTGTACAGGACGAACTTGGTGTCGGCCACGTTGCGCCGCCACGCCGTGTTCAGGTGCGCGTCGCGCTGCCCAGCGCCCGTATTGCGGCCCAGGGGCGCGTTGGACGTGTCGATCTCCAGCACGTTCGCTGCGACTTCGTAGGTGTCGTCGGCAGTCTTCTGGAGGATGACGCCCAGGCGCGTGTTGAAGTTCCACTCGCCCATCTGAATTTTCTTGGAGCGCTCGTTCAGCACCCGCAGGGCTTCCGCTGCTTCGTCAACCTCGTCGAGGCCAGCGACGGTATCGACCGGGGCTTCACCAATTGAGGCGATGATCATGTTCACCGCGTCGATCTCGGTCATATGTGCCGTGAGGGGCATGTTCGTCTCCCTAAATGAAAAAATGCCGGGGGCTCCCGAAGGAACCCCCAGCGCTGCGTCGGAGGAGAGGAGGACGCAGTAATTCCAAGATCACGTGTTGCGGACTTCCCACGTGCCCTCGTTGCGGACGGAGCCGTGACCGACAGCGACCTTCGCAACCACGAAGTCCTCCTGCCGACGCACGTCACGCGTCTTTTCGAGGCCCATGCCGACCAGCTTGGTCGTGCCCACGCCATCGTTGATCCAACCGGCGCCCAGCGTAGTCGAGAAGTCGGCACGATACTTCGCCTTCACGGCGGCGTTCGCGCTGTCATCAGACTGCGGCAGGAGGTTGGTCGGGAACATGTGGACCGAACGCAAGCGAATGGTCTCCAGGCCCTCAACGCCTCCCTGGGTGAACTGATTGTCCTTGTTGGCGAACAGGAAGTTGTTGGTGGCGCCGTCGTTCTGCGTCGCGTACGTCACGGCGTCGAACGTGTCCTCGGGGACAGCCAGCCAAATCTTCTCCTTGGCCTTGATGTTGTTCTGGCCGGCGAGCACACGGATTTTCCGCATGACCTCCCACCACTGCGCACCAGCGGTGGCGGTGATGGTGCCAGAAACGTCGGCCGACAGAACCTCGCGGCCCGCCGGGAACGGTGAAGTCGTCTGCGAGCCACCGCCGAGGGTGCTGTCGTCGCGCGCCGTCTTGATGATGGTGCGGTAGACGTTCTCGTCGAACACACGCGCGATGGCGTCGCCCAACTCCTCGGTGTAACGAGCGCGCACGTCGAAGTGGCTCATGGCCTCGTCGAGGTCATAGATGCCGATGTGCGACACGAGCAGGCCGTCGATGGAGATGACGCGCTCGGTCTCGTCGGTGTCCTGGCCCAGCATCTCCTGACCGGCAACGTGGTAGTGAGCGTCCACTTTCCAGGTCTTGGGGAACTGAGCGGACTTGCCGCTCGAAATCTGCCGCACATAGTGGCGCGACATGGTGTGGGTCGTCTCGGTGAACGCAGCGAAGACCTCGCCGCCGAACATCTTGAGGAACAGACCCGTGGCGTCGGTAGTGTCAGCTACGTCAGTACCGAAGCGAGTGGGGGCCGAAGGGTCCCCTACGAAAAAGGCGATAGCAGCCTCCTATACTCGGGTTTCTCAGTTTGGGCCTGCTGCGTCGGATTAACGTCGGGCTTCGTTGGTTATCCCCTCGGGGGCCACCGGGCCTTCTGAAGTCGTCTGCTTTAGGTATCAGGTCGTAGCCTGTTTCCTTGCGAGGGAAATCAGGTTACAGCCTGGGTAGGCACGTGGCTCCCCGCCGGGAGCGCGGCGCTTTGAGATGGAGGGAGCGAACCCCCTCCACTTACGAAGCGTCGATCACGGATGCCAGACGGCAAGTTCCAACAGCGTCCACACCACGTCGTCGGTGTCGGTGTTGTTGCGAACCTGCAACTGGATATTGCTGTCCGTCTTCACCAGGGCCACGTTGTCGAACGTGAAGACCTTCGGCGTGGTCGTGACGGCAGACTGCGGACCCTCGACCGAAGTGGCGAGAACGCGGTCGCTGTCGTTGCTGTCCACGATACGCGCGTCGAGTTCGTTGGTGCCCGTGGTCGCGTGCATCGAGATGGTGCCCTTGAACCGCATCTTGGTGTCCTGGGCAAAGCCGGCGGTCGGCTCGATCAGGCCAGAGCCATCAGCCAGGAGGTCGGCCTGGAGGCCCTTGGCGACGTAGGCAGCGGACACGTCGTCGGTCCAGGTGGAGGCGGCGGCAATGGTGACGGAGCCTGCGGCCTCGGAGTAATCCTCACCCTTCGGGGTGCGGAACTTCGGATTGATAAGAGACATTGGTGTTACCTTCCAGTCGGGTAGTTGATACGCCCTTTACAGGATCACGGAGTGTGAGCCCTCGGGTTCAGGTGGTACGTGCTGCGCGCGGCACGGTCAGTGACGGAAGCGCGGTACGCTTCGTCCGTCTTGTACCTCGGGTCAGCGATTGCCACCTGCAATTCGGCTTGGTCCTTGAACGGAGCCTCGCCGGCCGGGGGTGCGCCCCCAGCGTTCGGTGCGGTCTTAAGTCCGGGTCCCGACGCCAATGGCGGCAGGCCCATCCTAGACCGTAGTTCGGCAATGGTCGCGTCACGCGTCGTCGCGTCATTGATCATGCCGTCGAGTTTGTCGATATCGTCGCCGGTCAGGTTCTTCTCGGCCCAATCGACGATCTTGTTGAACTCGGCTTCCCCGCCCATGGCCGTCATGATGGCGGACGTGTGGTCGTCCAGACCTTCCTTGGTCATGTCCACGACGCCCTTCACGCGCTCGCGTGGGATACCGATGCTTTCGAACGCCTTGTACTGCTCGTCGGTGAGGTCACCGTGTTCGGCGATCTGCTTGTCGATTACTTCGAAGTCCAGGCCCGCCTGCTCGACGGCGGTCTTGATGGCGTCGTCGGCGGGCTTCTCCTCGCCCTCGGGCTTCTCGGCGGGCTTCTCCGCAGCCTGCTTCGCCTTGAACTCGGCCTCGATGGCGTGGGACTTCCAGTCGTACGCGCCCGTATCCTTGTTGTAGAACTTCTCGGCGCCCCCCTCAGGCATGGGCTCGACTGTGCCCTTCTCGGGCTCGTCGCCACCGACATGCGCTTGGGAACCGTCTGCGTTCGTCACAACAGCGGGCTTCTCCTCACCCTCACCGGGCTTGGCGTCGTCTTTCTTCAGTGTTACTTCCGTCACTGGTCTCTCCTCCAGTTAGTCTTTGGGACGCTGTTCCATCGCCAGCTTCATCGCCTCGTCGGCGTCGGTGACGAGTTGTTCCTGCTCGGCGGAGGCTGTGCCGTCACGTACAGCCTTGATCGCCTCCCACCTGATCTTGCCGAACCGCTCACCGTCTTTGCCGAAGCTGTGACAGTTACCGAACGGCTTCCTCTCGTTAAATGCTTCCCAGGCCATTAGGCTCCTCCTCCTTGTTCTGCCTGTGCTTTCGCGATGTTCGGAGCGGCCTTCTCGATGGCGCCTCGCGCGGTGGCGAGGTTCGACTGTCGCTCCTCCTCCTGAATACGCTCAGCCTCCGTCCGGGTTGCCCCGGCGAAGCCCAGGCCAATCAGGGCGGGCTTGATGATGTCCCCCAACTTCACGTTGGGCAGGACTTGCTCCGGCGAGCCGAAGCTGTTGAGTAGCTGTGCGGCCTGCATGGCGCGCGACGCATCCCGCTCACGGGACAGTGCATCGAGGCCGGTCAGGACCACGGGCTTCACCTGCTGCTCCCCGCCGACTGCGGGAAGGTCAGGGAGTTGCTCTTTGGCAGTCATGCTGGCGACCAGCAACGTCGTGCGGGCGCCCATCATGTCCCCGATCAGGGACGCGAAGTTGCCGCCAAGCGCAGCCTCCAACTCTTGCAGGTCCCGCTCGATCTCCGTCGCGGTGACGCGCTCTGCGTTCCGCTGGCCGGCGCTGAACAGGAGGAACGCCTTCGCGATGTTCTCGCGCAGCGTCATGGCCTGCTTCTCGACGACAGCGATGGCTTGGTTCACGTCAAACGCTTTGAACTCGACCGTCTCCGGGTCGGCGACGACGGTGTCGCCCGTCATCGCTTGCTTGATGCGGTTGCGGATACCCTGTGTGTTGGCGCCAGGACGCACGAAGATGTAGCCAGTGGACGCGAGTGCGCTGAGTTCGAGCAGCGCCTTGTCGAGCGCCTCCAGCGAACGGAAGTCCGCCACATGCTCCTCGACCTTGGAGCGTCCGTAGTCTTCGCCGGGCGTTGCCGACCACCGGAGGAACCGGTACGGCAGGAGCCCCAGCGGGAAGTTCTCGGTGCCGACTTCAGCGCCCTCGATCTCCTGCGTGACCTTGTAGAACTTGACGCCCTTGCCGTCGTCCTCGATGCGTCCCCAGGTGTACATGAAGACTTCCGTCTCCGCCGTCGCACCTGCGGGGGCAAACTGGTCGATCTCGCCGGGCAGGGTGTCTTTGTCGAAGCGCTCGCAGATCACGAACTCCGCGACCTTGCCCCGGTGATCCCTGCGGACCACGTAGCTGTCGAGGCGGAACAGGCGGATGCTGTCATCGTCGAGCGTGTGTTCGCACACGTCGCCGGCAACGATCAACTGTTGATGCGCCTGGAACGTGATCGGTCGCCAGTCGGCGGTCTCCACCTTGCCCTGGACGATGGCTTCCATGAGCGCGAGCCCGCGCGTCACGTCCGGGTCTTCGACCCCCTGGTTCGCCATCTTCAACTCGGGCGGCAACTCGAACTTCATGTAGTTGCGGCCGGCGGGCATGAAAGCGCTGGTGTTGCGCGACGCCAAGTGGACGACCACGCGCGCGCCGAGGCCCTGGTAGGGCTCGACAAGGTGTGACTGGTGGTCATGTCCCTCAAGCGGCATGAGCGACGGGATGGTCAGGAGCGCGTTGTGTCGTGCCCGCTGTAGGAACTGCTCACGGACTGTGGACAGTCGGTCGTACCGTTCCTTCGCAGACATACTCTCACTCCCTTATGGTCCGTCGCGCTCTCTGCGCCTGCGGCCGAAGATGCCCGTGCGGTTCTTCCGCAGCGAGACGTTTACGCCGCCACGGTCTCTGCGCTGACGATTGAAGATGCCGAGGCCGCCCTCGCGGTCGTCATCGCGGGGGGCGTCCGTGTCGTCGTTGCGCTGCCGAAGCTTGCCCTTCAGGGTCTCTTGTACCTTCTTCTTCTTCGCGGCCTTCTGCTCCTGTCCGGTCATCAATGCCTCGGGCGCGGGCGGTGGAGCAAATGCTTCGATAGCCATTACGTCTGCTCCTCTTTGTCCACTCGCATTTTGGCGCGCGACACGGAGCCGCGTTCCCGCATGCGTCGCTCGCGGACGCGGCGGATTGCCCCGCCGAAGGACTGCGGGTCAAGGTCCGTTCGGAAAATCCTGGGCGGCGTGGGCTTCTTCGGCTTCTTCTTGCTCATGATCTCGCTCCAGGTCAATGTAGTAGTAGTCGTCTTCGTCCTTGTCCCAGCCAAGGATCGAGTACAAGCGGCGCAGTTGTGGCGTCGTCGCCAGTCCGCGCACGCAGGATATATCGGGGCACCGGGAGGCGTCCACGACTGCTTCCCAAATCTGCTCGACGATGCGCGGGCTCAGCCAACGTGCTCGCCAGTCAGGATGCGCGCAGCCGTGCTGCTCCAGCAGCCACGTCTTGATCAGACCGTACCAAACGACGGCCACAGTGTCACCCGTCTCCGTGTCGTAGACTTCGCTGATCCAACACAGATCGAGCATCTGCGGGTCGTCAGTCCACAGGAACCCCTGGGGATGGTACGCCAAGACGAATTTCGCCAGACCCATCAAGTACTTTGGCGAGCCCCCGAAGGGCGCTGTCACCCTCACCTTCAGGCGTGACGGGTCCTTCCGCTTCGGCTCGCTCATGTTCCTCCTCCTCCAGGGCTTCCTTCAGGTCATCGACGAAGGCGCGCTGCGCTGCCATCCACATGAAACTGTCGAAGTTCTCGCGGAAGTTCTTGACCCCCTCTGGGGTGCGCGGCATAGCGACCGGCGGGCACGCGGCGTCCAGCAGCATCACCATGTCGTAGGTGAACCTGGGAAGGGCGTCCTCTTTTGTAGCCATCTCCTCCTCCTCTACCTGCGATTGAGAACCACTCGCAACAATGCCACAAAAAAATATCGGTTCCATTGGGCAGAGGGGGTCTTTTGGGTGCAGCCCCAACGAAAAAAAAGCCCCCCTCCAGGGCTCCCGAGGGAACACTGAAGGGGGGCATTTGGATCAGAAGGGGGACGACATGGCACACGCGGCCATGAGGGATTTGATCAAGCTTTCCTCCTCCGATACTTCCAGGCGTGGACGAGCCACACCACGTTGACGCCGACGAGCGCGATGCCGCCAGCGAATGACATCCACTGCTCCAGGGACGGATAGAAGAACAGGTTCCAGAACCCCCAGCTAGTGAAGAAGACGGTGGTCCACGGGTTCACCCCATGGACGCACCGGTCACGTCGGATGACGCGGACGTTCTCGCACAGGACGAGAGCGCCCACCAGTTCGAACGCCGCATTGATGGCGTCAGGGCTCAAGCGACCTTCTCGCCGGTGATGATGTGCGCGAACACCTTGTCCGGGTTGATCAGGACGTAGCCCTCGTTACACAGGAGGCGGACGTAGTTGCCAGACAGGTCCACTTCGGTCACGCCGTGTAGGGAGAGACGGTAGCCGGTGTCACTCACAACGATGCGCTTCGCCTCGTTGACTTTCAGTACGTCTTTCTTCGCCATTGTGTGTCTCCTCAAAGGTTGATTGTGAATTAGAACGGTTGCTCCAGATCGGACACGAGTTCCCGAAGGTTCGCTTCCTTCTCTTTCTCGATCAGGATTGTCTCCAGTCGAGCCATGGCGTTCCATGCGGCATGCGCTGCGTGCAGGAAGTCCCACTCGGGATCGTACTCACCCTCGATCACTTCCTTCAGCATATGCCGGGCCTGCGCCTCCCGCAGGACGTTCGCCGCGTCGTCGATCTCCGTGAACGTCGTGTCGCCATCGGGCACGCCGTGCTTCTTGCAGCCCTCGTGGGACACGTCGGCCACCACAAGGATCGCTCGCGGGAACCGGCCGATGAACCCGGCGAACGGCATTGGCTTGGCGTACTTGGCCTGCGTCGCTTCGTTGCCTTTGCTCACAGGTTGAAACCCTCCTCCGTATCAATGATCTGTGAGGCAAGTGAGAAGTGGCGGCGTACAAAGTACTGGTACGCCTTCTCAGGTCCCCAGGGTTTGATCTTGGGTCGCCGGGGATCAGGGAGATCCCCCCACGAGAACTCCGTCTGGTTCTTCGGAAGCAAGTCACGAACTTCGGTCGCCAGGGCGATGAAGTCGTACTGCTTTGTCAGCTTCTCCAGTTCCTCGGTCATCTCGAAATACAGAGCGGTGTTGACCACAGTCTCGATCTTATGTAGGAACGGCCTGAGTTCGGGGACGCAGTACTTTACCTGTGAGATAATATCCCCGGTGTACGCTTCCGCACTGTCATGGTGCAGCCCCGCATAACACTCCAGCGGGGTGCAACCGTCCTCCTCCATCCAGACTGATATGCGCGTTGCGTGCTCCGCGACAGTGTAGAGGGGCAGGAAGTCCTTGAAGTGTCCGTTGAACCGACACTGGTGTGAGATTGCCATGGCAATGTCACTAAACCGAACTTCACAGACGCGGGGGTCCGCAAGGAAGAACGCGCTACCGCTCGCTGTCTGCTGCCACGGACCCCTTTCCGTCACTTGCTGCTTCAGTCGCGCGTACGTCGGCATCTCCGGTTGCGCCAATAGCATCCAAAATCCTCCTGATTGCGGGGTCCCACACGTACCGGCCCGCCTTGTGGCGAGCCAGTTGTGCGGCGCGTTGCTTCCCGATGCGACGGTGCATCGTGAGCAGGTGTGGTTTGGCGAAGGGTCTCATGTGACGAGTTCCCAAGTCTCTTTAGGCGCCTCAGGGTGCCACAACTTGACCATGGGCGTGCGGCCTGTGCTTCCACTATGTATCGCGTACTCACCGGCCCGCAGGATACGAGCACAGCGCGCGTTCATCAAGAACTCCTGGTAAATCGCGTCAGCGATGACCGCAGGGTCCTTCTGATTGATCGCAGCCTCGTGGACCCACAGATCGTGGTACCTCGACAGCTTCGTGGAGGCGCGGAACGCCGCGAGCGCTCCGTCGATGTTCTTCTCCAGGCCGGCAAACCGACTGATGAAGGTCTCCGCCTTCTTCGCCCCGATCCCCGGAGCACCCTTGAAGTTGTCGACGCTGTCGCCCATGACAGTCTGGAACATCCAGTGGTAGTCAGCCTCGTCGGGTTGGATGCGGCCCATCCGCTCGATCTTCCAGTGATCCTCCGCCTTGGCGCCCATCGGCGCGGGCTTCGACCGGAGCCAGCAGATGCGGCCGGGCACCGTTAGCATGTCCTTGTCCATCGTGACCATCGTGTACTTGAGGCCGTCTTCACCAGTGGCAATGATACCCATAGTGTCGTCGCCCTCCAGACCCGGCAGGAACTTGTTCGGGAACTCATTCTCCAGGCAGGTCTTCACGTAGTCGTGCAGCATGGGCCGCTCCGCTGTGCGGTTGGCCTTGTAATGCGGATGGACGTTGAACCGGAATGACGCCTTCTCGTTACTCCGGTCGGAGAACACGAGGAGCGTTCGCTTACACTTCGCCATCTTGGTCCACGTCTTGACCAGCTTGAACGCCGTGTCCCGCGCTTGCTCCTGCGACAAGTTCGTCGTTGCCTCACCGTCACCGTCCCAATCGATCTCCTCCTGGGCGGCGGCGGCGAGGCGATAGCAGAAAATGTCGCCGTCGATCAGTGCGACATTGCTCATGCGTGAGTGCCTTTCGAAATCATCGCGTTGAAATCGGGCCACCCGATGAAGGGGTACTCGATCAGGTTACCCATGGTGTCCCGGCCGCTGAAGATCAACATCGTGTCACCTTCGTGGTCAACGGTGCTCGCGTGGATTTTGTCGATGATGACCGACCACATGTTACGACCAATGGTCTCGCACGCCGGGAACGCCCGCGCGTCGAGTGCACCCTTCTCCAGAATGGAGAACAGGGTGACCGCGCTGTCCATGTCCTTACACCAGACGACGACGTGAACCGTGTCACCCGGCGCCCACTGAACCTCCGCTGCGTCCGCGTACTTGAGGCCGGCGATCAGCAGCAGGCTGAGGGCGAAGATGACCAGAAGCAATCGGACCAGATAGCCGATGGCGGTCTCTGTGAATTCCAAAATCTTTCGCAACATGTTTCCTCCTAGTGTGTTTCCGCCCAGGTGTTCCCAATCTTGTACTCGCCCGAGATGGGACAGCGGAAGTTGAGCATCTTGCCGGCGAGGGGCACGCAGTCGGTCAGCACTTCTCCAACTGTCTCCGCGCACTCAGGCAGGGCGCTATACTGTACTTCGTCGTGGACCCACATGCGGAGCCCGTAGTCGCGATCCTCCACGAGCCCGGCCTTCGCCATCTCCTCGTTGGCGATTGCCATGACTTGTTTCATGATGATGATGCCCGCGCTCTGAAGGATCAAGTTCAGCGCAGAGTGCGACGACCGGACCCACAGCGTGCGCCCGTCAAGGCCACGCAGTTTGCCCTGCGTCCGCGCCCGCCCCTGAACAGTGTAGTTCAGCTTGCCGGCACCGGTCCAGGTACTCTCCAAGATGGCGCGCGCTGCGACACCGACCGCCGTGTTCGACGGACGCTTCTTGCCGAGGGGCACGCCAAGCTTCTCGTAGTCGATCTGTTTCCCGAACTGGTACGCGTTCTGGAACAGGATCAGGCCCAGCTTGGCGTCGCCGGCCCCGTAGAGCCAACCGTACTCGCCGCGCTTGGTGTTGTCCCGCGCTTTCTTGAACGGTTTCGTACCGGGTTCGAGCCCCAGGTCCATGCCGAGAGCCAGCATCATCTTCGTGTGCACGTCACCCTGGATCAGTTCGTTCGCGAACTCCCCATTGTCGTAGGGCCAGAGGTAGTGCGCGAGGCACCGTAACTCGATGCCCGACAGGTCCATGCCGACCAGCTTGTGTCCCTTGGGAGCGATCCACGCGGTACGCATGTCGGTGTCGGTGTTCACTTGCTGAATGTTCGGCGAGGAACACGACGGGCGCCCCGTGATCGCCTTCAGGTGGTTCAGGTTAGCGTGTACAAGTCCCGCATCTGTGACGTGATGCAGCCAGCCTCCCCCCGTGCCGTTCTTCTTCGGAGCGCAGTTGATCTGGCTGATCTTGTCAGCAAGCTTGAGGTAGTCAGCGAGGTTCTCGGCGACGGGGATTTGTGGGGCGATATCCCGCAGGATTTCCTCTTTGACCTGCGGCTTGCCACCTTCGGTGAAAGCCGTAGGCTTCCAACCATAGCGTCGCTGCAAGCGCTGTGCAATCTGTACTCGGGATGTTGGTCTGAACTGTTGAACCTCGACCGGCGTGAAGGGCACGCCAGGGTCAAGCAGACCGCGCATCGGGTGGTTCTTGTTGATGACCTTGAGCACTTTACCGCCCGCCGGAGTGCCCGTCTTTGGTACGAGTATCGGCGGAAATAGCGCTTGTAGATCACGTTCGACCTCCTCGTTTTCCGCCATCAAGTTCGACAGCAGTTCCCTGGTGTAGGACACGTCGAGCGGCCATCCCCGGTCTACTGCCTTGCGACACTCCCAGGCCGACACGTGCTCCAACTCGACGGCTTTCGGCATCAGTTCAAGCATGGGCCACAGGCGCTGCGCCAGCAGGTCCGTGATCTCCACGTCGATAGCACACCGATGTTCCATCGGGTAGGACCAGCGCGTCCAATCATTGTGCTCGACCTTCTCGACGCCGAGGCGGTCGCCCCAGGTCTCCAGTGCGTGTGGGCGGAGGCCGGGTCGCTCTGGCTTGCCCAGCTTGGACAGGACCAGCGTGTCGATGACCTGCGTCCAGTCGATCTCAATGTCCGGGTGGACTATCGCTGCGGCCTTCAGGTCGTAGCCGAGGCCGTTGTGGAACACGACCTTCCGCTTCGCCTTCGTTGCCGCCGCAATGCTCTTGAGCCCGTCGCGGACGGTGCCCGCAGCGTTCGGGCACGCGTCGTTGTAAGAGAGGGGAGTTTCTGTGCTCCCCATCTCTTTCATGCTGACTTGCCAGATCGTCGTGATGGTATCGAGAAGGCCGTTTGCCTCCAGGTCGGCGATCAGTGGCTTCATGCTATCCTCCAAGCATCTCCGGGTTCACGCTGTTGCGGGACACTTCGCCGAACTCCCGGTGCAGGGTGATCGACTTCATGCTCCGCTTCGAACGGTATCCCTTCTGTGAGTGCCACGCGTCCTGCGCGGCCAGCACTTGGAAGGTCTCGACGGTGGCGCCGACGTAATCCTTCGTGCCGAGTTTCTGCGAGTGATGCACGTGGCCCACCCAAACGTAGCGATGCTCTGTCGCGCCCCACATCTCGGGAACGTCAGTCGCCATGATCAGCGGCAGGTCGGGAAGCTTCGCGCCGTGTCCGTGGTGCGTGCCCACCAACACCTTCCCGAACTGGAAGTAGTGGTAGTGGCGTGGTGACGTGTCGATGGTGAGCCGGGGCTCGTTCTCGTACACAGCGCGCAGGCACTCCATCATGAAGATGGACGAGTACAGGTCGTGGTTCCCCACTTCGATGATCAGGTGGACCTTCTCATGGTGCTCCAGCGCACGGTCGATGGTGTACCGGATGGTTCGGATGGCAGCGCGGATCATCTGCGGGAACCGCGTATCACTGTCTAGCATGTTGCCGCCAGTCGGCGTGACCGGGAACTGTCCATCGTAGTGTAGGAAGTCACCCAGCACAGCGATCAGAGCGTGAGCGGCGCGCGGGGCAGAGCACACGAGATAGTCCATCGCATCGCGTAGAAGCTTCTCCGCGATCTTCAGGTCGTAGTCCCCGTTGGCGCACTCTTTGCCCCAGGCCAGCATCCCCATGTGCTGGTCCCCAATCGGATAGGACACGCACAAGTCCTGGTCAAACCAGCCCGGCTGGATCCTGATCGGTGATGCCGGCGGGATGGTCTGCGTCAACTCGTCGGCCAGCGTGCGCCACGCCAGTTCCTTCTCGGCGTCTTCGGGCTTCTCCTGAACCCACTGGGCGCGAAGTTCCCCATTGGGGCCGCGCATGGTGCTGACCTTCGTGACCCGCATACCCTCGGGCGCCGGGTGCGTCAGTCCGTACTCGGGGGAGTAGCCCCGCGCCACAGCTTTCTCTTTGACCCGGCGGAATGCAACACGGATGGCAGCAGTCTTACAGCCCAAGGCACACGCTGCTTTAGCCACGCTACCGCAGTTCCACGTCGCCTCCAGGCGTTCCCACTGCGTCTCGGTGGCGAACTCGCGAAGGCGTTCGTCTCTTTCGTATTTCATGCTGTCTCCTGATCAAAAGTCTTGCGAGGGGTCGTCAACTCCTCCAGTCGGTTCACTCTCCTCCCATTCGAGGAGGCGCCCTGTCTCGTTGTTGTACCGCAGCGTGCCAGCGGGACCCGTCGAGCCAGCGTAGCGGTTCTTGAGTACGCGTAACAGCGTCGTGTTACGTTCATCTTCGTCGTCGGCTTGGCTGTCCCGCTCCATGGCGATCACGGCGTCAGACAACTGCGCGATGGACTGTGATCCGCGTAACAGGGAGAGGTTGATCTTCCCCCCATTCTCAATGGGTTTGCCGTCAGCCCGCTTCAGGTGCGAGATGACATGGATAGTTGCGTCCGTCTCCTGGCAGAGGGAGCGCAGTGTAGTCATGATCTTGTCGAGCGTACGCCGCTCGTCCTGCTCCAGGTCATTCCCACTCACCACGAGTGACACATGATCGAGGATGATGACCTTGCAGTCGAGCGCCTTGACCATGTACCGAATACGCCCGATCAACACGTCTTCGTCGAGCGAGCCGAAGTGATCGTAGACCTCGATGCGGCGTGTGCCAATAGTCTTGTCCCACGCGGCGTCAAACTCCTCGTCGGAGTACTCAGTGCCGGGCAGGTGGATCGGCTTGTTCAGTTCAATAGAGATGACGCGCTTGCCAGCGCGGTCAGGCCCCTCCTCCAGGTACACGATGCCCGCCTTCTTCTCCTGCGCGGTGATCAGGTCGTGCAGCAACTCAGACACGGCAGTCGTCTTGCCAGCGCCCGTGCCTGCACACCACGTGATCAACTCCGCGCCCCGGTAGCCGAACAGCAACTTGTTCAGTCCGGTCCACGGATAGGGGATACCCATCTCCAGGCGGGTGCGTACGCGTTCCTTCAAGTCAGCGAGATTGATCACCCCGTCAGGGCGGTACTCTTTCGCAGACCACAGCGCGTCGCGCAGTCCCTTCTTGCCCATGTGCTTGAGCGCTTCACCCGCGTCCTTGTAGCCGCCCAGGTCCGCGATGGCGACCTTGCCCGGCGAGAACAGATCAACGCACTGGTCAGTCGCCTTGCGCCCGTCTTCGTCGGCGTCGAACGCCAACACGATCTTGTCGTACGTCTCAAGGAACTCCAGGTTCTTCTTCAGCGAGGCGAGCGCCCCGCTGGCCCCGTTAGGCACGGACACGCAGGGCCACGACAGACCCATGGCGTCGCACGCGGCGAGCGCGTCCACTTCACCCTCAGTGATGACCAGCATCTTCCCGCCCTTCCGGCACAACTGCATGCCGAACAGACCGGCGCGGCTAATGTCCCCCGTAATCGTGAACTCTTTGCCGGGCAGACGCACCTTCTGTGCGACGATCTGCCCACGCTCGTCGTAGTACGGGGCGACTTGACACTTGCTTCCGTTGTACTCGCCGATGCCATAGCCGTACTTGCGGCACACTTCCTGCGAAATGTCGCGGGCGTCGAGCGGGATGTAGTCGAGGTTGGTGAGCAGCGGCTGTCCCTTCGGAGGCTCGACGGTCTTCCCACCGGGCGCCTTGGTGATGCCGCAGGAGAAGCAGATGGACACCCCGCTCTCCGCGTAGGTAGCGCGCGCGTCACTGCTTCCACAATCGTCGCATGGCTGGTGGACTTCACTGTATTGGCTCATGTGTGTACATCCCTCCAGAGTGAGTTCGCGTTCGCCAACATCCACATTTCGTTCATCCGGTCAGCGAGCATCGACAGCGGGGCGTTGTTCCGGCGTAGCCACTTCACGAAGGCTTCTGCCTCCGCGCACGTCAGGCGCATGATGTATCCATGTTTGTGGGGTTCGCGATAGTGCTCCAGGTCTTTCCCGTCGAAGTACCGACTAGCGGTGTGCTCGACGAAGATGGTGAAGCCGCTACCGTCCGAGTTCAGGCGCGCGAGGGCATAGCCTTGGGTCATGTAGTAAACTCCTCCAGACTGATCGTGTCCTCCTGGTCGAGCGCGTCTTCCGACACATGCGGCGTGACCCACAGCGCACCCCAATCGAGCCGCGACAACTCGGTCGTGGCCTCCAGGTACGTGTGCGGCACTTCGTCTTCGTCGGCGTAGCGCTTGCCCGTGATCAACACGACGACCTGCTTGTCGTCCTGCCAGATGATCTGTTCCTTGGTCACGGCGTCGAGGATGCCCTTCGCGAAGTTGTCCACGTCACCGACCGGGAAGTCGTTGGCGGGGTTCTTCGGCTTGTGGCACACAGCTACGCACAGCACGAACATGGGGGCGGAGACGGGGAAGTAGGCGTCAAGGCTCGCCATCGCAGCAGCAGCGTCGTACATCCATTGCTTCGTCCGCTTCGGATAGTACGTGCCCCACTTCGACACTTTCGGGCGGGCCTTGGGGACGGGTGCGACCGGCAGCACCAATTGCCACCGGTCGTCCGTCGCGCGGAACTGCGCTAGATCAGAAGTCGCCATTGCCCGCAGGCGGCGCTTCGTCGTCGCCACTGGAACCGCCGGCATCCTCCGGCGTTTCGAAGCCATCCTCCTCACCGAACGCAGCGGCGGCGGCGGCACCGAGGCCCTCACCCGCCCGCTTGTCGATGACCTGGATTGCGGCCATTCGGAGGGACAAGCCCTGGGTCGCCCCAGTGTCGTACTCGTTGCGCTGAAAGGCGATCTTCACGAGGTCGCCCGACGACACCTTCACGTCCCCCGTGAGAGGGCGCTTCTTGGCATCGACAACGTTGGGCTTGTACTGCGACTTGAAGTTTACGAGCCATGCGTTGGCGAAGTCTTCCTTCGCCTTCCCGTCCTTGTCCTTCATCTTGTCGCCGTCCTTGACGGGCGAGTTCTTCTTCGAACCCTCCATCTTATCGACGTGGATGGCGTGCAACTCCATTGCCCACGCTACGTGCGGGCCGTCTTTGTCGACGATGAGCGAGCCCTTGTAGCGCCCGTCGTCCTCGGTCTTGGCGAACTTGGTATCCTTCTTGTAAATCCAAGCGTATGCCAGCACTCCCTCGGGACTGATCTCGATGGGGACGCGCTTCTTCTGTTCAGCCATGTAGTGTTGCTCCATTTTGCTATCGGTAAGGTCGGCAGAGGGGGCCTTTTGGTCAGGCGAAGAACCACGCTGACTTCAGGACCTCCCTCACGTCGAAGTCCCCTCGGACGGGGGGCTTCCGAAGTTTCTCCACCACGCTGGGCGGGGCGTGCACTTCGAAGGCACGTTGCAGGCTGTCGATCCAGTCCTGCTCGTAAATGTCAACGAAGGCTGTGCGCAAGCACTCAGACAGGACGTTCATGTCAGCGGCGTGCGTACCATAACTGTCATGCACAACGCTGAACGATGTGAGGCCCTTCGCCGCCGCCATGTTGACCGTCAGTTGAAGATGGGCGGCGTCGAATGAGTGCACGATGTTGGGCGCGATGGCGAGCGCTTGCTTACCCACCAGCAGGCCCATACTGCGCTGCTCGTTCTGGATTTTGAACCGGGCGCCGGCCCGTCCCACGCCTAGCAGCGTGTGGATTTTCTTGGAGGCGGAGCGGTAGTAGCCCTGGTGTATCTCCAGGCCGGTCGGAGCGACCCAGGTCACGCCGTGTCCCGCTTCCGCGAGGACGCGTGCGTTGTGCTGCATCCACTCCATGATCTCGATGGCGGCGATCACCGTGTCAGCGATGGCTTCCTTCATGCGGTCGCGCATGTAGTTGGCGTTCGGCATGATCTCCCCGGACAGGCCCTCGGTCATGCGATCCTCGATCAACTGGTCACGCATGCCAATGTCGGTGAGCCCGTAGGGCGTCGTCATCACGCCGCGCTTCACGACCTTGCGAGTGACGTGGCCCTCCCAGTTACGGTAAGGCTCACCATGGTTGTCGAGGTCCCGGTCACAGTCCCCCGCCACTTCGTCCATCACCTTGTCCGCCACGATCTGGTAGATGTCCTGCCGCGTCTTCTCGGCGGTCAGGTTGGTGGCGTACGCGCCCGCCGGGTCCCTGCCCATGGCGGACAGGTGTTGCAGCCCGTTGCACGTGCCGTCAACGTGGATCGGCAGGTGGGAGATGTAAGCAGTTGGGTCCCCACTGCCGAACGCGGCCTCCAGTTCCATCGCCGCAGCCAGGAATTGCCACGGCTCCTCGGCGTCCCGCCAAAAGGACAGCCCGTCACCTAGTGGGTCGATGGCGACGAGGCAGAGGTTCCCCACGTTCATGGAGTACCACGAGTACTGATCCTCCCGGCTCTCTTTATCAAGCCCGTAGGTAGCGGCGGCGTAGTAGACGAGCCACTGGAGCCCCGAGTTTCCCAGGTGCTTCCCCTCCGAGAACTCCAAGAGCCCGCGCGCCATGTCGTCGGCCTGCGGGTGCAAGTCCTGCGGGATGGGATACATGCGGCCCCGGAAGTCAAGGTTGTGCGGGAAGTAGATCGCCGCCTCGTCCTTGAACTGGTGCGCACCGGTCAACTGCCGGCGCAGCGCTTGCCGCTTGGCGTACGAGCGGTTGTTGTGGTCGTGGACCATCCGTCGCTCATTCTTCGCCGCGCCCTTCTCCTGCGGGGTCATCTTCTTCCACGCTGCGTCACTGATCTCCGCAGGCAATTCCCGCTCGGGCGGAGCGGGGAGCATCTCGGAGTTCAGAGCGAGCGCTTCGTCGGCGACCGCCAACACCTTGTCGTTGATGCGGAAGCCCGTTGCCTGCACGGCGTTGAGCGCGTCGATCACTTCCTCGGGCACGTCGTACTGTGTCCCCTCGGTGTGCACGAACATGCTGCCGCGCTTGATCAACGGCTGTGTCGGCGTGAGGTAACCGCCCTGGTACGAACCGTTCTCCGTACGCCGCCAGGGTGTCGGCGGGCAGAGCATCGGCAGGAGCCACGGGTCCTGCTCGGAAGCAGTCTTGTGTGCGCTGACCAGCGCAGCCTCAGTCTCCTCGGTGAGGCGGATGCTGATCATCGTGCGGACCTTCCCGCGCAGAGTGTTCGTGACTTGGTACTTGTCGAACTGGTCGGGACACGTGTCGGCGAGCAACTGGAGCATCGTCCGCCCCAGGCGCAGCTTCGTCTCGTGCCGCCACATGACGGTCTCCACGTCGTCGAGTTTTCGGAGCCACAAGCGGACGGAGCGCGGGTCGATCTGCTTGACCGTTCGCTTCAGCATTTCGATGCGGTTTGGCCGCGTCTCCTGCTTGGCGAGTTCCCGCTCCATCCGACGCAGGACGCCCCACCGGACCTCCAGGTTGGCGACGTTACCCAGGTTGCGGGCGGCGACGTTCACGGTCTTCGTGTTGCGTGCGCCCGAGAGCGCGACGCGGATGGTGAGGTACGCCCACACTTCGGGACGCAGGGCGAGGAATTCCATCTCGCACCCGGTCAGGCGCAGCCCGGTCTTCAGGGCTTGTTTGAAGTCCCGCCGCACCCTCGTCTGGAGCGCACGCACGGCGGGGACGAACTCGGCGAGCGTGTCCGCCATGAAGTTCTGTCCGACAGGACAATCGAACTCCCGGTCGCGGTCCAGCGCGTTCGCCTGCGCGGCGTAGTAGCGCTCCAGTCCACGAGTGACAGAGTTCACTTCAAGGTCTAGCTGTCGGTCGCGAAGGTTCATGCTTACTCCTCCTCGTCATCTCCAGTCAGGTAGAACCCATCCTCGGCGACGTTGAGATGCCGGTTTATGATCCCGATACAGGGTGTCATCTCCTCCGCGTCACCCTCCATGATCCGAAGCACGCTCTCCGCGAGGGCGCGGAAGTCGGCGAGCGGGACAGTCGGCGTCGGCCGGTCAGTGCAGCGCCGCAAGCGTAAGTGCGGCGCGTCGGGCGCCTCGGCGGGCTCCCCTACCACGTCGAACGCGGCACCGTGATCCTTCAATCGCGCCGACCAGTCGATCTTGGCGTGCCAGTTGCGCGGCATGGCGTGGAAGTACTTGTCTTTGTGTTCAGTCATCCGTCTCGCTCCATACGCCGAACGGGTCCAGATCGTCCTCGTTGGAGGCCCCGGCGTTGAATGCCTCGGCAGCAATGAGGTCACCGACTTCCGGCTTGATCTCGACGAACCGGTCGCCTAGGAACGAGCGCGAGCCCCAGCGTAGGCACCGCTCCATCGAGCGCGCAAGCTGCATCAAGTTCGCTGCCTTGCAGAGCGTCAGGCTCCCGTCGTAGAAGTCGAGCAGGGCGTCGCCGTGCACGTAGGTCGTCTTACCATCCCACGCCAGCTTGCAGATGCCGAAGTCGAACGTCTCGACGAGGTTCTCCATCGTGAACGGCTTGTCTCCCAGGTCGATGCCGATGACCTGGACCACGCGCGCCTCAGGGTCGTCGGCAGGCCAACGGAACGTGGCGTAGCCGATGCACTCGTGCGTCCAGACGCGGTACGTGCTTTCGAAGTCACCGTCGTACTCAAAGTCGCCGAAGT